GAAATGCTGGATGATGTTTCCAGTGAGAAGGATGAGATCTCCTGTGTCCTGGTTTTTAAGTTATCCCGTTTTGGAAGGAATGCGGCGGATATTTTGAAGTCCCTGCAGCTGCTGATGGATTTTGATGTGGATCTGATCTGCGTGGAGGATGCCATTGACAGTTCCACGCAGGGCGGACGTCTGACACTTGCTATCCTGTCGGCTGTGGCAGAAATGGAGCATGAGAATATTACAGTCCAGTTCACGACGGCGAGGATGCAGAAGCTGATGAATGGGGGATGGCCGGGCGGCGGCGTGCCGTATGGATATGTGAGTGTGAATAAGGAACTGATGGTGGTTCCTGAGGCGGCGGATCTGGTGAGGATGATTTATCAGAAGTATCTGGAACCGGATATGATGCTGAATACGGTTGTGGGCTGGATGAATGAGAATGGTTATAAGCGTGTGGTGAAGGGAGAGGATAAGGTTATCACTTCGGATTTTGTTTCTTCGGTGCTGGGAAATCCTATTTATTATGGGATGATCGTATATAATAGGCGGACAAATTCTGAGGAGATTAAAAAGAATCCGAAAGAGGTTATTTCCATCAGGGGCAGACATGAGGCGATTATTCCGGAAGATGTCTGGATGCGGGTACAGGAAAAGCGGAAGAGCTTGAGAAGACCGCAGAAGAAGGTGGATGATCCGGAGCGGATCAGTCTTCTGTCCGGATTGGTGAAGTGTCCGGTGTGCGGAACAGGGCTGGTTACAAAAAAGAATAAACGGAAGAACAGCAATCGTGGCGGCTATTATAAGATTGTTTATTCTTATGGGTGCCGGAATTATCGTAAGAGTGCAGGGCGTGTCTGTGACTGCTGGCGGACATACAATCAGGAGAAACTGGATAAGGCTGTGATGGAGATTGTGGGAAAGGTGACAGAAACAAGGGAGTTCCGTCAGGCAGTTATGGATGTGGTTGGGGACAGGAGTTCGCTGGATGCCTGTGAAGCGGATCTGAAAAGAACCAGAAAGGAACTGCACAGTCAGGAGCATCTGAAATATAAGCTGGGGATGGAACTGGACAATCTGGATATTTTGGCAGAGGACTATGACGGAGAATATGAGGCTGTTCAGGCAAAGATTGACGGGGCTTATGACCAGATCGAATGTCTGGAGGAGAAGATCCGGAAGCTGAAAAAGAAGATGGAGGCTTTGAAGAAAGGGGTTCGTTCTTCTGATAATATACGAAAGATTCTTGATAACTTTGATCTGCTGTTTGAGAGAATGAGCTGTGAGGAACGCAGGGAACTGTGCAGGCAGTTTATTGAGCGGATTGATGTTTTTTCTGAGGAAAGGGAAGATGGCAGGATCCTGAAAAAGATTGTTTTCCGTTTTCCTGTTTATTATGAGAGCGATGGAAAAAGAAAAGTGAATGATGAGCCGGATGAAATGGTGACTTTTGCAGTGGACTGTACGGAGCATCAGGTGACGGCTTCTGAGGCGAAAGCGACTTACGTAGAGATCCGTGCATATGTGAAAGAGAAGTATGGGATGAATATTCCTACATTATATATAGCGCAGGTGAAACGGAAGTATGGTCTGGATATGGGGAAAGCGTATAACAAACCAGCGAAAAATAAGAATCATGTGCCAGTCTGTCCGGTGGAAAAGGAAAAGGCAATTCTGGATGCTTTGAAGCATTTTCGGATGCTGGATGAGGATGTGGAGTACAGGAAGGAGAGTGCAGAGTGAAGAAAAAATGTTATATTTATATCCGTGTTTCTACGGCGATGGACGGTTACAGTCTGGAGGCGCAGAAGGAACGGCTGATCAAGTTTGCGGAATTTCAGGATATGGAAGTGGTCAGGGAATACTGTGATGCAGGAAAGTCCGGAAAGAGTATTACAGGCAGACCGGAGTTTCAGCGGATGCTGCAGGACGTGTCTGAGGAACGTGACGGGGTGGCGTTTATTCTGGTGTTTAAGCTGTCACGTTTTGGAAGGAATGCGGCGGATGTTTTAAATTCCCTGCAGTTTATCCAGGATTATGGTGTGAACTTGGTCTGTGTGGAGGATGGGATTGATTCCTCTAAGGATTCCGGCAAGCTGACCATCACGGTGCTGTCGGCAGTGGCTGAGATTGAAAGGGAGAATATTCTGGTCCAGACAATGGAAGGAAGAAAGCAGAAGGCCAGAGAGGGGAAATGGAATGGCGGGCAGGCTCCTTTCGGATATGATCTGGATTCCAGGAACAGCACCCTGGTGGTGAATGAGGAAGAAGCGGAGATTGTGCGGATTATTTATGACAAGTTTGTGCATACGGATATGGGGGCAGATGTTATCTGTAATTATCTGAACCAGAGAGGTTATACGAAGAAAAAGGTACGAGGGCATGAACTGAATTATTTTGCCAGAGGGCTGATCATGAAGATTCTGGATAATCCGGTTTATACAGGGAAGATTGCTTACGGAAAGAATGTTACGGAGAAGGTGAAGGGAACGAGGGATGAATACCGGCGTGTGAAGACTGATGATTACCTGCTGGCAGATGGACTGCATGAGGCGATTGTGGATGAAGAGACGTGGGAGGCGGCGAGAGAGAAAAGGAAGAGGACGGGGGTTAGATTTGTTAAAACTCATAGTCTGGAGCATGAACATATTTTAACTGGATTAATCAGATGTCCTCTTTGCGGCGGTGGAATGAGTGGAACTGTTCAGCGACGGCAGAATAAAAAAACTGGGGAATACAAAGATACATTTTATTACAGATGCCATCACAGAAAAAAAGTTGATGGAAAGATTTGTGACTACAAGCCGATGCTGAACCAGAAAATGTTTAATGCAGAAGTAGAGGAATTTATCCGGTATATGGTTGCGGGGGATGAGTTCCGAAAGTTTGTGCAGGAGAAACTGGAAGAGAAGGTGGATGTTTCTGCTTTGGAAACTGAGAGGGAGCAGCTGCAGAAACAGCTGAAACAGGTACAAGGGTCGAAACTGAAACTGATACAGATGCTGGATCGTCTGGATACTGGGGATAAGCATTATACGAGAAAATACCAGGATATGCAGGACAGGCTGGATAACCTGTATGATAAGGTGGCAGAGTTTGAGGAGGCGATGAAAGATATTGATGCTAAGATTGGGGCATCTTACGGGAAAGAAATTACGGGTAAAAAATTGTATGAATTTCTTCTGGATTTTGATATACTGTATGATAAAATGACAGATATGGAAAAGAAAGAATTTATGAATACATTTATTGAGAAGATTGAATTGAAGAATGAAACTGTTAATAATGGGACAGGTCAGGGGTCACGCATTGAACATATTGATCTTGCGTTTCCGGTGTATTATGGAGATTGTAAAGGGACAAGAATTCGTATGCCCGAAGAAAACACAGTCGAGACGGTAGTACTGCTTTCCCACAAAAAGCCAGACGGACATATCAACGTAAAAGTTGAGTTTGGCGAGGGTGAGGGAAAAGTTCCGCTTGATAATATTGCTAAAAGAGCGGAAAGCTACAAGCCCAAAGAGCGAGTGACCTACAAAATGATAAAGGAGTACATAGAAGCCAAATACGGCTTCAAAGTACATACCGCATATATCGCAGAGGTAAAAAGAGATTTGGGCTTGCCGATGTACGATGCTCCTAATGCGGTAGAGGAATTGAAACAGCCGAGGAAGCATTCGACTCCAGAGAAGGTTGAAGCAATAAAGGATGCATTGAAACATTTTGAGGTGATTTAATGACAAAGCCGCTTGCTTATTGAATGGGTAAGCGGCTGCTTTATTATAATTAGTGTAATATAATAAAGCTTGTTCGAGAGTAAAGGGAGAGCATACGTATGAGAAGAACGTTATTCAGGTACAGGTCATTTAATACGGACAAACTGAATGATTATAGATATATTCATCAGAGGATAATTAACATTGAAAAATGGAAGTTTGAAGCTTTTGAAGGATTAGTATATCCATCATCACCACTTTATTTCAACGACCCCTATGATTGTGAATTTTGCTTTCAGTCAGATGCATTGGAAGGTGTACTTGATAGAGAAACATATATACATCTTTTGGAAAGAAGATTTTCACTTAAACAGGAAGAAAAAAATAGAATTCTTTATTCTGACAATATCGAAAGGGCGATGCAAATAGTTTTGCAGGCTCATGGAGGAAGGCTTTCTGACTCTTGGATGAATATTTTGCAAAATGGATTAAATGATTGTATGAGTACAATCAAGGATGCTGTAAGAGTTGTCTGTTTATCTGAGGTGTATGACTCTATGCTTATGTGGAGCCATTATGCTCAGAATCATACTGGATTTTGTATAGAGTATGATTTTAAAGAAAGTGATATGCTTTATAAACATTTATACCCAGTAATATATACAAAGGATAGATATGCTGTTTCTAAAGCAGATATGTTAAGTGAAAATACAGAATGGATTTATAAGACGACTTGTCGTAAATCCGATGTTTGGTCGTATGAGAAAGAATGGCGAATTGTGACGGCTAATTTCAATAAAGTAATGCCACAAAAATTGAAATGTCCAAATGTAAAATATGTCTTGGATTTGAAAGAAAATATAAAAGCGTTTTATTTAGGAGCGAAAATCTCTGAGAATTTTAAAGAAGAGATAATTCAATTTGGAAAAAAGAATAGTATTGATATTTATCAGATGGTTTTATCACCCAGTACATATGAGCTAAACGCAAAGAAAATTATATGATTAATTATGGAATAAAGCATAAGGTGGATTTAGGCTCCGATGCTCTCGGAAATCTGACCCGAATTGAAAATGAGCTGTCAAAGCTCCCTGCCAGACTGGAAGCTGCCAAGACCAAAAAGGCGGAAACTATTGCACAGCTTGAAATCGCAAAGGAGGAAATCAAGAAGCCTTTTGCCTTTGAAGATGAGCTGAAAGAAAAAACGGAACGGCTGAACGCTCTTAACATTGAGCTGAATCTGAATGAAAAAGATACTTCCGTTATGGATACCGAGCCAGAACAGGCAGAAGAACAGCCCGAAAGAAAATGTGCAAGTCGGGAGAGATAATGCGGTTTGCATATTTGTATTGCTGATTTCTGGGAAGTATAATAGGTGTAGATTAGTAAATGTCGGAGGTGAAAGGTGTGCTTGATAATTTCAGATTTGAAACCTTTGTTGATGTGCATAGCAACATCTTTGCTGAATATTTAAGCTCCGTTATCGCAAAGCTGCCCAAAGAAAATCCAGAATACCGTTCCACAGAGGAAAGGATAGAGGAACTCTACAAGGAGTATCCCAAAGTGATGGCAGTTTTGGATACGGAAAAGCCGAGCGATTTGTCCGAGCAGGAGTGTAAGGTTTTGATAGAAGTTTTGGAGCTTCGGAACAGGCTCAGCGATATGCAGCAGGAAGCAATCTATTTCAGAGGGTGCTATGACAGCGTTGGGTATCTCAAAAAGGCAGGAATTTTATAACCAAGAACGGCGGCATTGGCGTTGAGCTGATGCCGTCTTTTGCATAGCGGCACAGGTAGAAAAATATGTCGTAATATGCTATAATATAATACAAGGTTTGGTCGAAAGGATTGTGAATATGAAAGTTTATATCTTAGCTTCGCTTGATAATATCTCATTTGCAGAAAAACTTTTAAGCAACATAAGAAATGCAAAGATTATTTCAAAGCCATCAATAAATGAAATTGGTTCAAATATTAATGTAGCTCTAAAACGAAAAATGGAGAGTGCAGATGTCGTTTTAGCGATAATAGATGAAAAATTCTCTGATAGTGTATCTCTTAATTTGGAGTTGCAGTTGGCACAAATGTCAGTACGAGAAAATAGAAATAAAGTGTTAATTCCAGTTGTTTTGAATAAGGCAGATGTTCCTAAATGTATAGAAGGAACATTATATATCGACTGCATTTCCGATTCTGAGCAAGATTTATGCAAAACACAATTGATGATAGAAAAGGTGTTGACACATAGAAAATATATTATAAGAAAGGGCAATCTAAAGGAAAAAAACAGTAGAACATCTTCTATGATAATTATGACTCTTGCCATTGAAATGTTTGCAATGCTTTTCATTGTTCTATTATTTAAGGAAAATCCTTTTCAAATGGGAAGTATTGGGGACGAGAGTATTATTACTATAACATTCGGAATAGCCTCTGTGATGTTAGCTTTTGTAGCTCTTTTAACGAGCTATTTATCAATTATGAAAAGACGATGGCAAGAAGATGATGAAGAAGAATTAGAGTCTTATTCAAGACGATTAAAACGGGCTATAGTTCCAGAAGAAATAAAACAAGAGGAAAAAAAGAGTTCTGGAAATGAAGGTAAGAAAAAGGAAATTGATGCTTTAGAGCGTATGATGATTAACCTTGAGGATATTAAAGAGTTTTATACTTGGAGTCAAAAGCAGGCTAAAGCATCATTCATTTTAGCTGTAATAATGTGTATTTCTGGATTTGGTTTAATGATAGTTGCAATACTGATACC